TTGACAGAAATTTGAATTTATTTTTATAATTAAATATCTCATTATTTACTACTAATTGGGCGAATAAATACTTTACTGTTTTATTTTCATTATGCATAACATTTATATGAAAATTTTTCCAATAATCCATATAGATGATTGGTTCATTGAAATCTAAATTATAAATTAAAACTAATTTATTAATTATTTTTTGTATTAATATTTTGAATAAATGCATTAAATATATAAACATGATTAATTTTATATATTTTCATATAATTATATTATAAATTTTAACTAATTTTACATTTTATTATTTTACATTTCTTGTACTTGTTCCTCTTCTACCTCTTCTACGACAACTGACTCATTTTTGCGGTCCATTTCTTTTTGTAGTAATAACTCATTATGTAATTTCATACTTTCTGGTTCTGCAACCTCGCGATCATCAAAATCAACCATATCCTTTACACCAATCAAGTTACCTTCTTCATCCATGGTCTGTGTCAACACATTTCCGGATTTCTCGGCTAATTTAATATTTTCTTCAATTGCCTTCTTCTTGGTTTCCTTGATACGTTTTTCAAATTCTTGTTTGGCTTTTTCCTCATTCTTCACCTTTTCTTGGTGTAATTGGTTCAATTCCTCTTCCATGAATTCTACACGGCCAGTCTTATAAGCATCAGGATCCCATGGAATCCACATTCCAACTGGACCTACGAAAATATCGTGGTTTGGGTCATATTCGCGTAATTTTTTACAACGAAGTTCGGCTTCGTCTTGAGATGGAAATACACCACGAATCTTCAAACCTCGGACAGATGTTTGGAAGGAATGTTCGCGATTGAATTTTTCATTTAAAGCGTCTTCTTGTTTATCTAAGAAATTCTTATAATCATCTTCCGTTGAATTTTCTTTTAGCTTTGTTTCTTCTTCTTTAGAAAATTCGTTGAAATCATTAAGTAATTCCTCGATATTTAGATTATATTTATAAGAAGCATAGTGTAAAAAATCATTAAATTTAGTCATTGATTTGACAAAATCCCATTGTTTTACAAATTGATCGAATAAAAATGTCTCACGCTTTTTTAGGATTTTTTCAGGGGAAATAAAAGACATACATGCGAATTTTTGTCCTGCAATAGGGGCGTCTTCATCACAAAGATCAATGTATTTAGGATTTGGTTGTCCGTTTTCTAATGTTTTTCTCTCAAAAGAAGTCATTTTATATAATTTAATGAAAATTATTGTTTAAGTGTTTTATTCATTATATTATTTTATTTAGGATGTTTTTTTTTGTTTTTCTAATATATAAATTAAATGAACGGTTTAATTGACATGTCCGAACTTGTAAAACGCATTATTAAATACCTTGTTCTTGGTATCTTTGTTGCCATTGTTGCCATTGTTATTCCAAAGAAAAGTCTTCCAGTTGAAGAAGTATTAGTATTAGCACTTTCTGCTGCTGCCACATTCAGTATCTTAGATGTATTCATCCCAAGTATGGGTGATAGTCTACGCACTGGTGCTGGTTTTGCACTTGGTAGTAATTTGGTGGGTGGCCTTAAGATGGTCGGCGTTTAATCCAGGGAACCGTAGGTTCCCCCGGACGCCCCCTCCCTTCTCCGATGTAACTTTTATAAATATTTTTAGATAATTTGTTATAAATATAATAAATTATGTTAAGACCTTTTCCCTACTAAGGGAGGGTTCGTCCAAGGGAACCGTAGGTTCCCTGGAAAAGGAAGGGGTCTTAGGGGAAACCTTGGTTTCCCTAAACGGAGGCGAAAAATTCCCAATCCAAATCTTTACATACTTTCTTCCATATCATATCCTGTTCCAATTGCTTTTCCCGATCTTTCATCATTGGAATATACGGTAAATACTGGGTCTGGTCCAATAACACACATAATTGATACAATGTATACGTATAGTTGAAAAAATTGGTACGATTTGCCGGACAATGTGTCGCCCATGGTTTCTGTATTTCTATAAACAATACACACAACGTCTCATGTAATTCTTCATTCATTATAGGTGGTTTAATACCAAAAATGGAATTGATATATTGGATATGTTCAAAATATTTATTCAAACCCAATTTACGTAATATATCGCGCATTTTATCATAATTTATCAGCGACATATCAGTAATACGTTCCTTAATAATACGAGCACGGATTGCTTCAATAACCTCCTCCGGTATTTGGGTCGTTTCTTTGGCTTGAAATTGCGATAATATTTCTTTGAAATGGTTTAACCGAATATAAGCGGTATAAGATACTTCATTGGGTGGTTCTTTGTTGGTTGGTTTTGAACTATCAACAATATACGTAATATATTTACCACATTCATTATTATTACATATTAATATACCTTCATCTTCTTGGGGTATGAGTTCGCCTTTTCTACATTCTTCACAAATATCCGATGGAATAACATAGTCTTGTATATTAATGACTTCGTTATTTACATTACGCCAATAATTTTGGAATATTTTTTTGGATTGACTATATTTTTCATTATTTAAATCCGAGGTTTCATCGGTTTTACCTTTTATTTTGAAAAACGAATTGAGGATTTTTACATTTTGGTTATTATCGCCGGATGAAATCTTCTTTTTTTCTTCAAAATAATTGAAAATATACTTTGAATTATCCAATAGATATTTCTTCTTTTCTTGTTTCAACTCTTTTATTTTGGATTTAATATCCAAAATTTTATCGCGAATTTCCATATAAGCATCTATTTGATGGTCTTGTAATGTGGGAATAATTGCTTTTAAACGCTCCTTTTCTGCTAATAAACGAGGTATAGTTTCTGTTTCATTTTCATGGAATAGCTTTAATAATTCAGTATGTTTTTCATCTATGGTATTTATTTGTTTAGGGGGAGGTTTTTTTTGAATATTTTGGTTCATTGATTATAAATTTATAGTAAAGTTTTTATATGTTTTTTTATCGTTTTAATTTCTCAATATAATATAAATTTAATATTATGGCAAGTTTTGTGGGAGATCCTATTCATGAAACATTAGGTTCGGCAGCCGTTTCTGATTTATACCATGATTTTAAAAAATTCAGACCCCAATTGTCTGGTTATATTAATGATTATTTTAAATCTTTACCAAATGAATGTAAACAAATAATGCCTGATATACACGCAAACCATTTAGATGAACCACAAACGTTAAATAATGTAATATCATTAGTAAATAACGAAGATAAAAGAGGTCAATTATATCATCCAAGTAAATATATCACACACACAGTTGAAACAAGAACAAAAAAAATATATAATGTGATACCAGTTGATTGTTATACGCCAAAATTTATGGAAGAATTAAATAAAAAAATATCTAGTAATGCTGATTCTGATAATGAGTATTCCGAGGACGATGAAGACGTTAGTAAGTATATTACTGCAGGAGATTTTATACGTAATTCAACAATAACTAGAAAAAGTGGTTTGGTTGTAGACGCTACATCAATAAGTTTATTTACTATTTTGAATAATGGACCTAAAATACCAGAAAGTGACGCAACCTTTTATTACATATATGGACCAGAAGTTGTCAATGATCCAGCCGGAAAAAAACCATTAGACCATAAATGTTTCAACAAATATGACGGTTCAACTGGTAATGGTGCTAAACTATACCCTTGTATAAGCAATGAACCTCCAAACATTTTATATAATTATGCGTGGGTTGATAATGAAGATAAAACAAAATTACCTAAAAACCCATACGATATGTTTTATACTAATTTAAAATTTCAATTATCTGAATTACAATATGAATATACACACAAAACATTAAAATATACTACAAATATGAATATATATTTGCATGAAAATGATAAGCCATCGAAATCTGAAAATATAACCGATTCTGGATTACAAAATAGCATATCAAATTTATTAACCAAAATAACATCATTATATAAAAATTTTAGTGTAATGAAAAAGAACGATAGCAAACGCAATGAATATATATTTTCAATCAATAGCAAATTTCAACAAAAACGAACAGGTGATTGGTTACAAGTATTATTATGTTTATTAATTAAACAGCGAAAGTTTAAATTATTCGCCAAAACCGGACCTTCTATGAAAACGGACATTCAAAACGAAATAGATAATGTATATTTTGTAACCCATGATCATATTGCGTTGGCATTCGCATTATTTGTCGGTGTTGAATGTATATTTACACATGCGCCATCTGGTAAAATATACATTTATAAAATAAATTCACCCGAACAAATAAAAGAAAATATTATGAAATCAGCAAAACAAAAATATACAAATTATATTCGTCTTAAAGGAGAAGGCATTGGTTCTGATATAACTGCTCGTTTTACCGAATATACACGAGATATTTTTGAAATAAAGGTAAAATTGCATCGTGATTCAGCATATACCGAATTAGATAAATTAATGATACCTGAAATATCCATTACAGACATTAAAACTTCTATAAGAAAGGTATTTATGTCATCATTTATATATAGTAAATTATTAATTGAAATACCAGATTTGAGTGATTTATACCAAGAAATAGAGAATGCTATGCAAAAAATAGATGCGTATACTACAATTAATGATATTAACGATAGTGATGATCCAATATTTAATATATATAACAATGTTTATAATAATTTTATTGATAAGTTATATACATTTGATAATCAATTCAATAAAATAGTAGATACTGATAAACGTAAGACCAACCCATATACTTTTAAATACAAATTAGATGACTTGAATACAAAAATTACCAAGCAACCTTCATATAAGTTTATTGCAACATGGGATTGGAATTTAAATATAACTGGTAGATTATGGAAAATGTTTAAAAATAGTTTTTATAGTAATGATTTATATATTTTTTTACATGATATTAATAACATAGATGAAAAGTTAAAAGAGAAAATAGTAACCACATTTATTCATTTATATAAACAAATACAAGAAATCCCAATATATACAACTAATGAAAAATTTAAAACGATAACTTCCGCATTTATTGTTGAATTATTATACAGTTTAACGCATAAAGAAGAAGATAAGATCCCTAATGAAATTGAAAAAAAAAGAATAATAGAAGAATTTATTGCAACCAAATTTGAAGAAAAAAAAGATAACCCGTTGTCGATAGAATTGATTACAAAAGAACATTCTAATATAATAGTTAACGTAATGACACAAACCGGCATAAACCAGACAAATGATGAAAATATAAGTTATGAAGACGACTCAGCGTTAGAAGATCAAACGAACAGATATATAGGAGGCGAAATATCAGCCAATCCAAAATTCGATTTTTCACCAAATATATTAGTAGAGCATTTTGCTTTAAAAGCAACCAGAGATTTATTAACATTAAAATTACAATCTGACTATAAAGTATTAGAAAATGATTTTCAACTATACCAAGATATTGACAATCGTGAATTACCAACACAATCAGGTGGAAATGGCGGTGAAGAAAATTATTTTAAACAACATATTTGTTTTCATCCATTGTTACCAATATATATGATTTTAGATTCTTTTATCTTCCTTGGCGGCGAAGATATTGAAAATACCATGGATTATATATTATATATAAATTATTTGACTTTTTTGAAAAAAATGACATTGGAATTATGCAAAATATATAAAGGATATGATGAAACAAAAAGAAAAGAAGCATTAATAATAGGAGTAGGATTGAGAGCATTGTTTTTTAGGTCTTATTCAGATAATGATAAATTTGATATTTGTGATAAATTATTTAAAATGAATAAATCCGCATATATGGAATTCACATTAATGAATGGCATTTTGTCAAATTATATCTCTGGAATGTCAGTTTTAGATGAAAATGACGATAATAATGATAAACTCAAATTACAACATCGTGTGTTTACAGAATTTATATCATCAATAGAAGCAAAAAAAATATTTAATAAAAATAATAATATACCAATTGAACGAATAAATGAAGAAAGTTATAATTTATTTAAAGAAATTAGTAAATTAATAATAAGAGAAACCACTGAACCTGCCGAAAATTTAATAAGATTTCAGAATACTTTTATATCAGATTTGTCTTCTAAAATTTCACCAATGCCACAAAGTAATAAACCAGAAAGAAAAAAAATAATGACAATATTTGAACTACCAAAATATCGAAGTACTTCTCCTGAATCACAAAATAGTGTATTCAGTTATAGCACAACCGGTTCTACTGGTTCCAGTAGATCAAGAGGCGGAAACAAAACCCATCGTCATAATAAGAAAATTTCACGAAATAACCGGGTGAAACATAATAAACAAACCCGCAGAAACCGCAAAACCAGAAAGTCGTAAAAATCGTTAATTTCGTATATAAAACTATTATATACGAAAATGTCGGATGAAAATGTTTCTACCAAAATATATTTAGAAACTACCAAAAATATACAAATGGAACGAAAACAATTTCAAAAAATGATGTTTATTACCAACGCATTAGATAATGGATGGACGGTTAAAAAACGAAATGATAAATATATTTTTACAAAAAAACATGAGAACCAGCGCAAAATTTTTCAAGAAACATATTTAGAGGAATTTATTATTCAAAATTGTCAACCCAATGTCAGTGCTGGGTTGTAAGAATGTTTCCATAAATGACATAAAGATAATATGTCATGTATAATATCATGCCAGATAAGAAAAAAATAGAAAAATATGAATGCGAACGTAATGAGATTTACGAACGATTAATGAATATGCTGAATTACCACGACGATCATTCATTTACATTGGATGAAATCGATAAAAACCCCGAATTACAGAACCAAATAGTAGGACTCACGGATGATATCCGTAAATATTATTCAGCGAGCGGTTGTCGTGGTTGCCGTGAAGAACGCGGGTCTAAACGACCTTTTATGAGTATCATACGATATATCGTTCGACAACATCATAAAACATTATATTCAACGGAAATCGCCATTCCATTGGGTGATAATAAATATAAAAAAACGACCAAATATAAAATTTTCTAATGGAAATTATCATAATATAAATGTACGACTTCTATTGTTTTATCCGTTGGATTCGTAGACCAATATTCTATTTGGGTTTTTAACGTTTCTAAGCGATTATTCCAATCGTTATTATTGTCTTTATTGATTATAAAAATGCCCTTTTGATTTGGCCTCCAACAAGACTTTATCATTTCATTTTTCATCGTAACATATGAATCTGGATTGAATCGTATAAAGACCAGCGGACGGTGCCCGACATCTTGGGAAATTTCCATCAACCGTTTATTTTCACAACTACAATCATAACTAATATGCTGGTTTTCATCTACTTCTATTACAATTACTTGGAATCCCAAATCTAATAGTAAATCTGGTCGTCTTTTGGAACAACCATCTTGCACTTTTTTATCGGAAATCCAGGTAAATTGTGGAAAATGGTTCAGGACAAATTCAACGACTGTTCTTTCCTTTGTTTTATAGTTTCTTGCAACTGGTTTATCCGGAAATAAATTTATAAAACAAAACAAACAATAGCCGTCATATTTATTTATTTTTGCCTGTGTATTACACCATTCTGACAAACATTTTTTATTCATAACATCCTCCATTTCTTTTAATTTATGAGTAAAACAAAATCGTCCCTTCTTTATATTTGCATAATTATAAATAGGTCTTAAATTGCATCCTTTATTTTCACATTTATCATGTTTTACATCTATCATATCGTCTAATTTATGTTCTATGCAATACATGGGTTTTTCTTCGCCTTCGTAATTATATGATGGAGATATGCAGCAACCTTCATGTTGACATTTTTTATGTTTTCCATCAATCATTCCATCCAATTTATGGGTAGCGCAAAACCGACAATGAGTATCGGCATCGTATTTGTACGATGGAGATACGTGGCATCCGTCAAATTCGCATCTACTATGTTTTATATCAATCATTCCATCCAATTTATGAGTAGAACAAAAACGTCCGGTGGTTGCACCTTCTATATTGAATTGTGCGATAATATTACAGTCTTTATCTTCACAACGTTTACCTGTAACATTCACCATTCCATCTAATTTATGTTCTATACAATATAACCCTTTCTTTTCATTTGGAAAATTGTATATTGGACTGGTATAACATTTCACACCATCTATACCTTTACATCTTTTTAATGTTAAATTCAACATTCCGTCTTTTGCATGACTCATACAATATTTGGGTTTTCCATTTGGTAATCCAAATGTTGCACGGTTACCGATACATCCGTTTTCTTCGCAACATTTATCTATTACATTTACCATTCCGTCGGTTTTATGCCCGCTACAAAACCGTCCTTTCTTTTGTCCGATAACATTGAAATATGCAGTCTTACCACAACCCGTTTCGCATTTTGTCATTCTCTTATTATTTACCAAGAATATTATTTATGTCATTTTCCGAATATAATAATTATGGTTGGGTCCAATCTTTCTTACAAACTCCGAATTTGTCGCGAAAATGCCTAAATATTTTACGAACCAAGATTTTGATTCATTTATGCCTCTACACAATTAATTATTTTTGAATTTATTTTGAATTTATTTTGAATTACATAGAAGAGGGATTCATATAAAATTTCCGAAAAAATAATTTTAATTTATAGTAGACAAAATGTGTATTTTAATTCATTTCATTTTTATTTAGCAATTTCTTCTGAAATTATTTTCTTTGTATATTATATAAAGCATAAACCGGTCTTATGGGAGGAGCTTTAATGCAGTTAGTCGCTTACGGCGCACAAGACGTTTTTTTGACAGGAACCCCAGAAATCACATTCTGGAAGGTATCATACCGCAGACACACCAACTTCGCCATGGAATCAATCGAACAAACCTTCTCAGGTCAAGCTGATTTCGGCCGCAGAGTAACATGCACAATCTCCAGAAATGGTGATCTTGCATACAGAACATACTTACAAGTTACTTTACCAGAAATCAACCAATCCATGAAAACCTCAGGAACTGATGGTGTTTATGCTCGTTGGTTAGATTACATTGGTGAACAATTAATCGCCCAAGTTGAAGTTGAAATTGGTGGCCAACGCAT